AATTGGAAGCTGATGATTTGATTGCGGGCTTTATACAAGCTCATCCAATGGCAGAGCATGTAATCATTAGCACCGATAGAGACTTTTATCAATTACTAGCAAGCAATGTGAAACAATATAACGGGGTTGCTGAAGAGACTCACACTATTAATGGCATATTCGATAAAAAGGGTAAACTTGTTATAGATAAAAAGACAAAAGAACCTAAAGAAGTTCCAAATCCAGAATGGCTATTGTTTGAAAAATGTATGCGTGGCGACACTAGTGACAATGTCTTTAGTGCGTATCCAGGAGTGCGGGTTAAAGGTACAAAGAATAAAGTTGGACTTACTGAAGCATTTGAGGATCGTACTAGCAAAGGATATGCGTGGAACAATCTCATGTTGCAGAGATGGTCCGACCACAATGGACAAGAACATCGTGTACTAGAAGACTATCAACGTAATGTACAGTTATGTGATTTAACAGCACAACCGGACAACATTAAAGCATTAATTAAAGAAACTATCGATACGTATGCTGTTCCTAAAGACATTACGCAAGTAGGTATACGTATGCTAAAGTTCTGTAATAGTTACGATATGAAAAAGATTGCCGATAATATACAATCATATGCGGAACCATTTCAGGCAAGATTTTCTGAACAAGCAGTTACGTGGCGTAAACTTACAGAGGAAAGCAAATGAGACAAAAATGTGCAGTTTGTTACAAAGAAATTAAAGCAGATTGCGACTGGCGGCAAGGTCGGTGTCCGCATCATCAACCCGTGCTAACAAATTATCATTTTAGATATTATAATTTGTTACAAACAATTAAAGGATGGTTTAAAAAATGACAGAGATACACGCAAAGCCTATTGTAGATGGTAAATTTTGGATTGTAGAACAAGACGGTACTAAGATTGCTACCCTACATAAAAAAGAAAACAATAAATTTGTTTTAAGTAGCACTAAGGGTGAAGTTATGTTTAATAAAAAACAAGACCTAACTAAACAGTTTGGAGAAGAGTTTTTTTTAACTAGCACCAAAGTTAAAGTAACACATTCTGCTCCTCACGAATGTCACAATTATCCAACCAGCTGTAATCCGTACAACAGCATGTATGATGTAAGACGTAAACTGCCGTTGTTTACTAAATCAAACGCTAGTAAAAGTTTGTATTGTGCCGGCTACTATGTAATCAAATTTGATAAAGGCTGGGTTAAAAGTTTTTGTCCCAAAGCAATTACTGTTGAGCGGTATCCATACAAAGGTCCATTTAAATCAGAAATTGAAATGAAACAGGTACTGTCAAATGCAAAATCAGATTAATCTAAGTCCTATTACACAATTTGTACAGCAGGTTAGAAGCGCAGAACAATCTCAAAGTAAAGAAGTTAAAATGTCTTTACCACAGGCTAGGATGCTTAGTTTAGCACTTGCTGAAATGATGGATAAAATAAATCAAGACTACGAAATCATGTTTAATGCTCTTAAACGTAGTGTAGATACTGAAATTGTATCTGTAGAGATGGACGGTGGTGGGTTTGAACTTCCTAAATAAGGATAAATATATGCGTATATTACTGAGGTATGCATATAATGAGTCGACCAAAACCTAAAGTACTATTAGAGTACACAAATAAAAAAACTTATAAAGCTGAACAAGTTTTAGAAGCTGAAGCCATTTGGGCGGTCTTCTATAAAAATGAACCTTTTAATTTAAAGTCATTTAACAGCCTCACAAGTTATCCAGGTCCTAAATATAAAAAGACTAGCTTCTCTAATCCCGGCCACGCTGTAAATCTTGCTAAGAAATTAAATCTAACATTTGGTACTGAAAATTTCCAAGTTGTTAAGTTAACATCTGGCACCATTGTAAAATGATAACTAGAGATTTGCTAACTAAAATATTCCTACAACAGTGGGGTAAGAGTGTAGATGAAACTAATGTAAATCTATATTCACATAAATGGTGGCAATCAAATCGAGTAAACAAACAAACTGCCTTTCGCCTTAGTGAAGAAGGGTATATGTTTTTGACGGGCGAATTGGAATTGAAGGAATATGAAATTCCATTTACTGAGCCAATTGAACTTAGTCCCCAAACAATTATCTTTTTGGAAAGATATATTGACTGTCCATATCTGTTAACTAATCAAAGCATTACTGTTTTTTCGGAAAAAAAGAGTTTTGAGCTAATGTTGTTTTCCGACGACATTAGAAAGTTTGGCTTAATTAAAGCTATGAATGAGCGACAAAAAGAAATAGATTCTGAAAATAACACTTGACACTTCCTCGGGGTAGCTGTATAATAGCTACATAAAGTAAATTTTTAACCCCGCAAACTTTAAGGAAATGTAAAATGGCAGCAGAAATTATTAGCCGCACAGTTGGCCCAAAAAATGCTAAAAAGTCTCTACGTAAGGCTTTTAAAAACAAGCGTCCAATCTTCCTGTGGGGTCCTCCAGGTATTGGCAAGTCTGATATTATTAAACAACTAGGTGAGGAACTTGAAGCTCACGTAATTGATGTTCGTTTGAGTCTTTGGGAACCCACTGACATTAAAGGTATTCCGTACTTTGACTCAAATACTGGTACAATGGTTTGGGCTCCTCCCAGCGAATTGCCTAGCAAAGAATTTGCTAAAAACCATAAACAGATTATCCTGTTCATGGATGAAATGAATAGTGCGGCTCCTAGCGTACAGGCTGCGGCTTATCAGCTAGTGTTGAATCGTAAAGTTGGTACGTATGAACTGCCAGATAACGTTGTAATGGTTGCCGCTGGGAATCGTGAAACTGACAAGGGTGTTACTTATCGTATGCCTGCTCCGTTGGCTAACCGCTTTGTCCACTTGGAGATGACTGTTGAATGGGAAGACTGGAACGAGTGGGCTGTACTTAATAAGATTCATAAGGACGTAGTTGGCTTTTTGACTTTTAGCAAAAAAGACCTGTACGACTTTGAACCTAAATCTAGCTCACGTGCGTTTGCTACTCCACGTAGTTGGTCTTTTGTTAGCGAACTTCTAGTAGATGACGACACTGATGCTGATACCCTAACTGATCTAACTTCGGGTTCAATCGGCGAAGGCCTTGCTATTAAGTTTATGGCACATCGTAAACACGCAAGTAAAATGCCTAATCCTACAGACATTCTAAGCGGAAAGGTTAAAACAATGGACTCAAAAGAGATCTCAGCTATGTATTCTCTTACAGTAGCATTGTGTTACGAGCTTAAAGATAGTTGCGACAAAGGTGCTAAAGATTGGAACAAACAAGTTAATAACTTCTTTGAATTCATTATGAAAAACTTTGAAACAGAATTGGTTATTATGGGTACTAAATTGGCATTGAGTACATACAAACTGCCGCTGGATCCAGATGAAATCGAGTGCTTTGATGCGTTCCACGCTAAATTTGGTAAGTACATTGCGGCGGCTACTGAAAAAGAAAGTCGTTAATAGGTTTCAAAACCAATTGACAGGACCTTCGGGTCCTGTTATAATATATACATATAGCAAATAATAGGAGTAGATATGTCGCACAATGACCCAATTATTGATAAAATTATTGTAGCCCGGGTAGGGTTGCTACTTCGCCATCCGTTCTTTGGCAACATGGCTACCCGCTTAAAAATTGAAGAAGGCTCTGATTGGATGGGCACTGCCGCAACAGACGGACGAACCATTTATTTTAATCGAGAATTTTTTACGCCATTAACTACCAAGCAAGTAGAGTTTGTTATTGCTCACGAAATCCTTCATAATGTATTTGACCATATGGGTCGTAAAGAAGGGCGCAATGCTAAGATTTTTAACATTGCCGCTGACTATTGTGTAAACGGACAATTAGTTCGTGACCATATTGGTGACCACCAAATTAAAGGTATTACAATCTTTCATGACCCTAAGTATTACGGCATGGGTGCTGAAGAAGTATACGACCAAATTTTTGATGAGATGGACGAGAAAGAATTAGATGCTATCGGACAGTTACTAGACGACCACATTGACTGGGGTGAAGACGGCGGTGGCAAAGATGGACAAAATAAACCATCGTATACTAAAGACGAGCTTAAACAAATTCGTGATGAAATCCGTGAGGCAACTATGCAAGCGGCACAGGCAGCGGGTGCTGGAAATACCCCCGCAAGTGTACAGCGGATGATTAAAGAGCTTACTGAGCCTAAGATGAATTGGCGTGAAATTCTGCGTCAACAAATTCAAAGTACTATTAAAAACGATTATAGCTTTATGCGTCCTAACCGCAAAGGCTGGCACATGAGTGCTATTCTTCCAGGAACTCAATTCCAAGAAACAATTGATATCTGCGTGTCAATTGACATGTCTGGCTCTATTGGCGACGAGCAAGCAAAAGATTTCCTAACAGAAATTAAAGGCATTATGGAAGAGTATAAAGACTTTAAAATTAAAGTTTGGTGCTTTGATACTAAGGTGTATAACGAAGCAGACTTTGATGGCTACACCATGGATGAGTTTGACGACTATGAAGTTATGGGTGGCGGCGGCACTGAGTTCGATGCTAACTGGGATTACATGAAAGAGCACGATATTAATCCTAAAAAGTTTATCATGTTTACTGATGGATATCCATGGAGCTCATGGGGTGACGAAACGTACTGCGATACAATTTTTATTATTCATGGAAATAATACAATTGTGCCGCCTTGGGGCGAATACGCTTACTACGAAGAAGTTAAGGAAATGGCGTAAATGGCTTTAAAGAATGGCAAGCCTAACCCTTTAAATTATTTTGATATTCGGAGGGTTGAGTTTGCCGCTCCCCATTTTAAATACACTGTAATAGAAAAACATACACCTACATTTATTAAACTAGTTAATCAGTGGATAACGCATAACCTAAATAATAGGTATTACATTGGACAAGATCTAACTTTAGACTATACAAACACAATTGTATATACTACAAGAATCGGTTTTGAAAGTGAAAAAGAACTTAGTTTCTTCACAATTGCCTGTCCACATTTACAATCGAGATAAATTATATACACACTTAATTTAAGGAGATACCATGACCGATCAAGTGGAAACAAGTAAAGAAGCAACAACCGAACAACCGCAAGAAAATGCGGCTGAACTTAATATTAACGATCTTAACGCAATGAAAGTTATTATCGATATTGCTAGCTCACGCGGCGCATTTAAACCAAACGAAATGGCTGTTGTAGGTCAAACATATAACAAGCTAACAACATTCTTAGATCAAGTTGCTAAACAAGCAGAAGCATCTAAACAAGGAGCCTAATATGGCACAATCATTAAAACACGTAGGTAGAATTAAAGCAACAAATAAAAAAGTACTAGTTGCGTATAGAACTCTACCAGGTGACGCATATAGCGCACTAGTTGTAGCAACCGAAAGCTTAGATGATCAATATCATAATGCGCTTATTAATTTGGTTGAAAGCGCAACCGCTCAAGAAGCATATGAGTTTGCCGAGGCATTAGACCGTACACAATTTCCAGACGGCAGTCGTATGTTGCCGAGTCTACATTCAAAAGGCCGTCTAATTAAAATTGGTACTGACCAAATTGAAATGACACCGTCGATTGGTGTGTCTATTTTACTTTCTGAATTAAATCAGATCATTGCCGAACAACGCGGTATTGCTGTAGACGGATTATCAATTGCTCCAGGATCAGGTGATACTGCTACAGTAGCACCTGTTAAACAACCAATTGCTAGTGCTCCTGATGTTGCTAAGCCAGTAGTTGCGCCAGCAGGTACCCCAGATGATCAAGCTAAATTTTATCGTTCACAAGCTGATAAGTTAGCTAAAGAAGCTGCCGCCATGCGCCGTTTGGCTGAGGAGTTGGTTCCGACCAAAAAAGTTAAGTGATGACTGCGGGAAGAATTCTTCCCAAAGAAGTCATCGAGCATTGGCCAGAAGTATTTGGAGAGGTAAAACTCAATGTGTTACCCCTTAGGTATCTCCATGCGGTACTGGTTAATTTTAAAGATGGCAAGACTTGGGAAATAAAAGTTACAGCTAAAACAAAAAAAGATGGATGGGAATCTTTTGAAAAGTCGTTGTCAGAATTATTTAAGGCATACGAAAAACGTATTGATAATATTGATTTTAAACTCGATACTATTAAAGTTAAAAAAGATATAGAAAAGTCTACTGAAAAATTTTTAAAAAATAAAAAACTATGAATGTTAAGCTCTTATCATATTCACAACCAACAGAAGAATTTAAAAATTTAGGGCTAGCTGATGCGCAGGAACTCATTGCGTATT